CTATACCGTCTGGCATCTGGCTCAGGCATTGTGGCTAATTCATTTTTAACAGACTCCCAGTTTAGGATTCCGCTTGCTAATTGTGGGTTTGCCATACGCACAGCGTCTTCATCATCTAGAGCACAGCCTTGAGGTGCTTCCCAACAGAAGAATCCAAATCTTTCCAAGTCTTCTTGTCCTTGGATGGCTGCCATTCCTCTTTCGTATAAATGTTTAAGTAGATTACTTGTGTCATCGCCAGCAGTTGTGATTCCAATGGTAAGTCCGTCAGGGCGAGTAGCAGAACCAAGACTCATGGCTGTCCAGACATCTTCATTGGCCACATGCAACTCATCAAATACGACTAGACTAGGATGCAAACCTTGAGCAGTTGCTACCTTTGCTGCAATAACTTTATATATACCTGTGCCATCTTTAGTCCAAAGTCCTCTGTGTTCTGTAGATTTACTAAAGAAATGTGCAAGCAATTCACTTGAATCTACCTGATGTTTTAGCCTGCGATAAACGATTTTAGCCTGGTCTGCGGAGGCTGCTACAGATATAACTTCAGGTGCAGGCTCATGCAGGAGTAGGCCGTAAAGGGCAAATAAGGCACCTAGGAGCGACTTTCCGTTCTTTCTAGGCATAGATATCACTACTTGCTTATAACGCAGCCTACCAGCCTTTGCAGGGTCAGGATGGGTATCTGGATATCTCTCTAGAACCCTACGGATCAGGTCCTTTTGCCAGTCTGTTAATACTAATAATTCATCATTCTTTTCTGGCAAACGCCATAAGGTTTGAGATATATTAATGACCTTATTGCCATCAGTAGGGTAATCCTCTGAAAGCGGCAGGGTAAGGTAAGTAGGTTTCCAATCAACCATTAGCAATAGCAGCCAACATATCTGCTGGAGACATTTCTGTGGTTTTACGGTTATTGAGCAAACCAAGGTTTGACAATAGGCCAATAAGGATAGGTGCTATTTGATGGCGTCTATCTGGGAATTGGTCCATGGTTTCTGCAAGCATAACTGCTTCTTTGGCTGCTCCCAAATCTACATCATCTAGCCATGTCGCTGCTAGGATGGATTTACGGACAGATTCCTCTAGGCTGAAATCTAGGTTTAGTGGTTCATTTATTTTTGATACATCTCTAAGACCTCTAGGGCCTTGGGACATTCCTGTTCTCATATTGCTCCTTTTACTATTTTATATTTCTGGTTTCTATTATACTCTATCAGGGTTTGCAGCGTAAAAATAAAAAAACCACAAACCTTTATTTCCCAAACCTTCAAACCAGCATATCCACATATCCACCCATATGCCAAGATATAAGGTTTGTATATGCCAATAGGGATTATGGGTATCCTTTTCTATTCCCGCTTTTTTGCGGGGCTATTGACAAACCTTCATATCTGTGATATGGGCATATGGCCGTATCAAGGTTTGAGATGGTTTGTCTCACTATTTGGACAGGCCCTAGAAAGGCCGCTCTTTTAAGAGTATCCAAACCTTCATATCCTCGTATGTCCACTATGAGTATCGCTTATTCCAATAGTTCAATCGCTTCATTGTTTGATTACCTCTACCACTATTACATTTCTTACAGCATGGTAATAGATTGGATACTTCATTGCTACCGCCAAGACTTACAGGAAGTATATGATCAGCCTCGTTTGCTGGATTACCACAGTAATGGCATGTCCAATTGGCTGCCTCAAGGACTATCTTCCTATTACGCTTATACTCTGCTGTGGCATATGGGCTACTCATAACTCTCCATGAACCCATCCGATAACTCGTCCTCTGTCACAGCATATGGTGTATCCACATCCATGTTCTTCGCAGTACCAAACATCCTTGGCTCCCTCTTGAGGAGCCTCTCTGTTCTTGCCCATACCTCTGGATAATCCTCCCATGAGAATGCTAAACCACCTATATTGACCAGGTCTAGCAAATGACTAGCACAACACCAACCCCAATCATGGTGATAATAATAGGCTGATTGGGTACATCTTTCACATACCCTTGGCCTTTGGGTAGTTTTGTATTTGCCTAAGTAATAGAAAGGATTGTTGGAAAACCCATATTTGGGATGTGTTGTCATATCCTGTCTATTATAGCAGCAACCACCTTATTTATTTTGCCTCTATCAATTTGATTAGGTTCTCTGCCATGGGCCAAGGCAAATACAGCACTATAGCCTTTAAACAGTCTTTCTTCTACTGTTCTTCGGATAGCCTTATCATTTTGCTTATCATCCAAGACATAATACTTATGTTCCCAGATGTCATATAAGCGTTCTTTCTTTGGTCTACCACGCTTACGCTGCTCCATCTTTAGGCTTCCTTTTCTCTTTACTGCTATTTTCTTTATTGGTTATTACTTCTAAATGCCCTGGATTTACGCAGGCAGGATTATGACACATATGATTAATAACAAATTCTGGGTTTGATGTAACGCCCTTTGGTAGTTTTTCAAAACCATGCTTAAGAGAATAAGCAAATCTATGTGCTTTTATTGATACTTTTTTGCCTAGATTTTTTGAGTAAACCCCAAATTCTCCATAACCACGATGATCAATTTGTCCCAGCCAAATGTGACAATCGCCAGACATATTTATATTTTTATAGAATGTTTCTACTGTTTGTGGTTTTAATATATTTTCTTCAATTGCCTGGTCTTTTTTACTTAACATATCGCACCTCAACTGGGAATAGTCCATTGTCTTGGATTTTGCGTCTTGGAGGCATTTTCTTTCGTGTACCCAGAAATTCACAAACCTCTGGCAGATGCATAACAAGGCTATGGTCTTTATTCCAAAGAATAATATCACCCATGGCTATAGACCTATTGCAGACACAACAGGTGTTTCTGTATTTGTTAGTTATTTGTTTCCAATTAAAGTCTTGGTGCTTTAAGCCTTCTGCGGTCTTAACAGCACGATTGGTTCTTTCATGCTTATTCATGTTTTCTATTCTTTCTATCCCTGCGGGATAATCAAAGGTTAACAGAAGGAGTATCACAGTAGTTCAAGAACCTTTCCTGAGTACAACCCTCTATCCGCTATTTTAATAAATAACAGATAAAGATTGTCCCAAGAAAGTTTGGACCTTTCCTTCGCTAGCACTTAAACCCTAGGCAATTTGCCGTCCGAAAGTCTGCTAGATAATAAGTATAGCACAGCCCAGAAAACTTTGCAAGAAAAGGGTTTGGGCCCTACGAGGAAAGAGATAGAAGAACCTGTAGGACCCAAAATATCACACTAGGATGGTGATGTATTAATTATAACATGTGGTGTTAGACAATGTCAAGAAGCCGTTTTAAAGGCTTTTAAGACCTTGACCCATATCCAGATACCTAAACCTGCTAAAAGTGGCTAAAAACCACCTTAGAAGGCTTTTAAAGGCTATCCTACCAACCTTGTATCTGTGCTCTTTTCCAGGTATTGGTAGCAACGCAGATATAAATATAATCAGCATCCCAAGCAATTTCTCCAACTGTGCCTGTAGCAGATGCAGATGCAGGTGTCTTGCCTTGTATTTCTAATTGGCCATTTATTTTAAGTCTACCCGCAGTTCCACCAGTATTATCAAACTTACCGTAGATTAATGGAGTTGATGTTAAATGATTAGATATATAAAGATTGTCAGATGTAGTTTCATTTCTACCTGCGTTATATCCAATAAATACATTTCGTGAGCCTGTCTGGTTTTCTCTACCAGCCTGTGAACCAATTGCAGTATTGAATTCACCAGTTGTTAAGGCTGTTACTGTTCCTAAGAAACCATCACCAGTATTACCAACCTGAGAAGGCATAATTGTGTATGTCTGTAATCTGTGTGCATTACCAGGAGTTGTTATTGTAACTGATGTTACTTGTCCTCCAGAAATAACAACTGTTGCTAATGCTGGTTGCTGATTTTGTCCTGGAACTGCTGGGTTAAGAGTGACATTTGTATAAGTTCCGTCAGTATAACCTGATCCAGGATTGGTAATTACAAGTGTTGCAATCTGAGATGTTGCACCTCTATTAGAACCAGCACCTACTGATGTATTATTTCCTCCTGCAGAAGTGAAAAGCAATGCGCTTCCACCAACTGCAGTATTTAAACTTCCAGTTGTTACATTTCCAGCAGTTAGATTACCAATACCCATATTGTTGGCACCTGTTGTTAAAGATGTAAGAGCATTTTGGCCAAACGCCATGTTTGCAACACCTGTTGTACACGCTGCTAAAGCATTGCGACCAACTGCTGTGTTTGCTCCACCAGTTGTATTTGCTGCAAGTGCCAAGTGACCAACAGCAGTGTTAGCATCGCCTGTTGTATTTGCTTTTAATGCCTCAAAACCAACTGCAGTATTCTGTGGACCAGTTGTATTAACATTTAATGCCCTCTTACCAACTGCAGTATTTTCACTAGCAGTGTTTTTACGCAAAGCAAAGAATCCGACTGCAGTGTTTCCATTTCCTGTTGTATTATCTTCAAGAGCAGCACCACCAACAGCGATATTTTCATTACCTGTCGTATTTGCATAAAGCGCATAATCACCAACGCCTACAAGGTCTCCACCTGTTGTATTTGCTTGTAATGTATTAGAACCAACTGCAGTAACATAACTTGCAGTAGTTGTATTTCTTGCTGCGTTAAGTCCGATTGCAGTTATGTCTTGGCCAGTTGTATTAAATTCTGCTGCTTGAGTTCCAACTGCAGTATTACCTTGGGCACTTGTAGTAGTAATCATTGCTCTGTTACCAATTGCAGTATTTCCAGAACCTGTTGCATTTTGTAGAGCCAAGTTACCAATAGCAGTGTTATTAGAACCAGTTACATTGTTTTCAAGTACAGCACGACCAATTGCCATGTTGTTGCCACCAGTTGTAACATTCTTTAATGCACTGTTACCTAGCGCAACATTGTCTTGGCCTTCTGTTAAATCTTCTGCTGCAAGCATACCAAGAGCAAGGTTGTTAGAACCTGTTGTGATTGCTGCCAATGCTCCTGAGTCTGTAAAGCGAATATTATTTGTGTTAACTATCTGTGTTCCACTAGGTCCTGTAGCACCAGTAGCACCTGTTGCTCCTGTGGCTCCAGTTTCTCCTTGGATACCTTGCGGTCCTTGCGGTCCTACTTCTCCTTGCGGTCCTTGTGGGCCAGTCTCACCTTGGATCCCTTGTGGCCCTTGTGGACCTGCATCACCTTGAATGCCTTGTGGCCCTTGAGGTCCAGTTTCTCCTTGAGGCCCTTGAGGTCCTGTCGCACCTGTTGGCCCTTGAATACCTTGTTCACCTTGAGGACCTTGAATTCCTTGTTCACCTTGTGGGCCTTGTGGTCCAGTTGGACCTGTCGCACCAGTTGGACCTGCTGGACCTTCTGGACCTTGGATACCAACGGCACCTGAAAGATTTACTTGCCATGAAGAATATGTTCCTGAACCAGATTTTGATGTAACATCAAGTGACAATTCTCCAGTTGCTGCATTATAAGAAGTTACTTCACCATGCATATGATTTGCAGCATCATGTGCAACTATTACAGTTTGTCCAATTGTGTAATCAACATCTAAATCATTAAGAATAAAACTAATTGGACCATTGTTAATAATTGTATTTGTTTCAGATGATGTTGTGTGATACCTATCTCCATCTGCACCTGCAGCACCTGTGGCACCAGTTGCACCAGTTAATCCTTGTATACCTTGAGGGCCTTGTTCTCCCTGAATACCTTGCGGACCTTGTGGACCCATAGGACCTTGTGGCCCTGTTTCACCAGCAGGTCCTTGTGGACCAGTGGCTCCAGTTGCTCCTGTTGCACCAGTTGCTCCTGTTTCA